TAATTCAGCTTCAAGTTCTTTTGCGATAGATTGTTCAAAATTAAGTAATGAATCTGCAATTTTGTCAACATCGCCTAAACTCATTCCTAAATCTTTAGCAGCAGTTGCTGCTTCTGCTAATCTCTCAGGATAACCTGCATAACTAATAGCGATTCCATCTGAAACATCTGCTACATCTTTTAAAATATCACCAGCGGCATATGCTGTTTTGTTTTGTTTGTTAAATGAATTAACACCTTCAACAAGAGCTTTATTTTGTTCTTTAATATTGCCCCCGTTTATTTTAGATAATTTAGCTAATTGAGTAGATTGTTTTACGGACATGCCCATAGCATGTTCCATTTCGGATGCTTCTAAAATATCTTCTGGTTCAAAAATAGCAGCAGCATTTTGACCTAATTCTTTAGTTAATTGGCTAGCAGTTTTAATATAGTCACCTAATGTAATAAAGTGAGTATTGGCCATAGCGGCCTGAGTAGACATTGTATTTAGACTTTGTCCAGTTTGTCTTTGAAACTCTACATTCGCTTTATCTACCTTTAAAAAACCTTTAATAGCGGCTGCAAATATAGTTGCAGGATCTGTAATGGTTGCAAAAGCATTTTTTATTGCTGATCCCATCCCAGCAGCCATTACAGTAAATCTATTACCGGCTTGCTCTCCATTAGCTATCTTATCAGCTACTTTTTGCATATCTGCCTGGACTTTATCCAGTTTGAATGCTGCCCCAAATTCTCCTGTTAACGCATTAAGACCTTTAAGGATTCCACCTGAGACGCCCATTAACCTATTGGCTTCTTTCCGTTTTTCAACTTCTTCAGCAACTTTATCAACGGTGTCTTGTTCAATTTGGAAACCATCTTTTTTAGCTCTAATTAAAGCCATTTCCTCATCAGTTAAATTTTGACGAGTTTTTAAACTTTGAAGAGCGACTTCAAAAGCACCTTGGTTTAAATCAAATATAGATTTACCTGTTAAGGTACGGGTTTTTTCTGTTGAAAGTAAATCTGCTGATCTTTTTATTTCTTGAAGGTTAAGTGCTGCTTTTTCTTTAAGCTTATTAAGTTCATCATCTTTTAAACGAACTGACCCTTCTTCTTGATATTGAAGTTTTTGAGCGATGCTTGTAAGACTACTATATTCTTTACTAGCATCTTTTACACGGTTAATTTTTTTACCTAATTCGGAATTAATACTTTCAAGAGTATCTCTAAGATCACCAAAGGTAGACTGGGTTTCACCTAAAGTTTGATTTAGGTTTTGTGCCTCATTATTTGCATTATTTAATCCGTCGCCTATAGCCATTGGGTATTTTTGTTATAAATATCGGAAGGCATCACTTTTTGGATGCCTTCGCGGTATAAGTAGGAGGAGAAGTTTTAGCATTTTTCATATGTTCTGGGGCTTGAACTTTCCCATCAGAACCTACTACGGTTGTAGTATTACCTCCTTTGCCTTGAGCTTTTTTCATCTCAGCGGCTTCTTTTTCATAATGTTCCCTCATTTTATTGAAGGTAAAGTTTCTTAACCAAATAGGCATATTGTAGATAGTATGCCAATCATAGCCGCCATTACCATGAAATACTATCTCATGTATTTGACTAAAAAGTGAAACTCTATACTGTGACGTCAGGCCAAAAAAAGTTGACTGTAATTGGTAGATCGATGGCCTCCATTCCACCGTTTACTTCTACCGTTATATTTAAATTAACATCAGGTTGTACTTCTTTAACATGGTTACGGAATGCTCTTGCGTCTACAGCCAAAAAGTAATTGTCTACAAATTCACGAATTGTTTTTTTATCCTCATCGCCATTAACTGAAAGGATCATATGTTTCATACGTGTAGAAACAGCTGGATCTGCATTCTTATTAATTTTCTTTAAACCTTTAAGTTCAGCATCAATCGCCATCTCATCTTTATGAGTCAAAAGTTTATAAGTAATTGCAGTTCCTGAATTAGGGAGGGTGTAAGAAAATTCGTTTATACCTTTTGTAATTGATTTTTCATCAAATGGTTTATTTTCCAAAGTAGATAAATCAACAGTTACTCTTTCTCCTTTAAGGTCAAATTCATAATCTTTACCATATCCTAAAATACGAGCAGCAATCATAATTGCATTTTTATCGCCCACAATAATATCATTGTAGTCTACTTTAGATACGATAAGAGATTTTAACAATTTATCTAATACAGTACCGTTTTGAATATAAGATTGGTTAGAAAGAATATCTTCTTCCTTAGCAGTCATATACTTCATTTCAATAGTACCAGATGATAGAGGATTATCCTCAGGGTAAATTAAACCTTTAGAAGGTAATTCAATAGTTTCGGTTGGAAATTTTAATTCACTCATAATTTTTATTTAGTTATAACTTTAAATACGTGTATACATATTAATAATACAAAAGAGCTTGACCGAAGCCAAGCTCTCTTAAAAAATATTTGACAGAATTTAATTAGAAGTTCAATACACAGTAATCCATACCTACTGTTAAGGCGATTGTTTGTGCTTGGTTTTCAGTATCCCAGTTGTAACCAGTAAACGCTGCATCTTTTACAAATGCACCTTTAATGATCCATTCTGATACTACATCACCTACAGGTCCTAGTACGTTGATAGTTAAGTCTTTCTTGTAGAAATCACTGTAACCATCTCTACCTGTTACTGATTCGTGGTGTAAACGTACCCACTCCATTACCGCTTGAGCACCTGAAGGTGTAATCGGATCAAATAATGTCATAGACAAATCTGACCATTTTGATTTACCTTTTACCTTGCGGTAAGTGTTGATGTGGTTAAGAATTACTTCACCATTTTCAATTTTCAATTCACCTACTTCTTTGATCATGTAAGCTGGGATTCCATCTACATACATGATAAATCTGTTAGCTTGCTTTGGCTCGAAAGCGGTGAAAAATATTTCGTTGGGATCTAATACTGCCATTTTATTTGTTGTTTATTTTTTATTCAATTATAAATATTGTTTTTCTAAATTTTTACGCTGGGAAAGTAGCTCCTGTTGGTAAAATGTTGAAATCCAAGTAAATAAATTCAGCAGTTTTAGTAGGTTGAATGTAAATCGCACCAATCAATTGGTTTCTATCAATTACATCTGCTGTGTTATTACTATCATCCATTACCACCTTGAAGGCATACAAACCTTGACGTTGTTGAACACTTTCTAAGTATGGGTTAACTTGGCTCAAGAATTGGTTTCTTGTAGCTGTTGTATTTTGTTCAAATACCAAGTTATCTGCTACTTGTGAAATGTATCCTTTTAAGGCAATTAACAATCTTCTAACGTTTACTCTATCGAGTGCTGAAGCTTGAGTCTGAAGTGTTTTCTGACCAAATACTACAACTCCTCTACCTGGGAATGTTGCAATTGGGTTTACTTTACCAATATACAAACTATCTCTATTAGCTTGAGTTAATTTACGTTCTGCTTGTCTTACGATTCCCATTCCACCTCTGTTAATACCAGCAGGTGCAAACCAAGCTTCTGAAGTTGAATCGTTGTTCGCATAAACACCTGGGATCAATGTTGAGGCAGGAACCCAAACAATTTGACCTGAATCTGGGTCAGTAATTTGACACCAAGGCCAGTAAGTTGCTGCGTATGAGCTATCAATTCCAGCAGCTGTTGCTGTAGTTGAAGTTACTGTTGAAGCGTAATTTTCAAGATCCATTACTAAGATCGCATCACCTCTATTTTCAACATTTGATAACAATGTATTTAACGGAGTAGCGTGGCTAGCGTTAGTGTAAACTAAACCAGGAGCTGTAATTAAGTTAAATCTGTATTCATCTTTATTAGCTAATAGGTTAAAGGCGTCTGTATAGTTACCACCTACTAAACCTTGAGTATCTGTGTTGCTAATGTTATCATAATATTTACCAGTTCCTGTTAAAATAGTACCTGTAGCTGCTCCAAATGAACCACTTTGAGCAGATGGAATTGATGATGTATAAGCTGTTTTAGCAATACCCGCATTATTAAAGTAATCAGGAGTTTTTAAATTAACTTGTTTAACTCTTACGTATCTTGAAGCGTTAGGATAGTTACCTTCTGTCTTAATGTAAGGATCTGAAGTACCTGAACCTTGTAATGATAATGATTGGTCACCAATAATTCTAGCAATATAGTTAGGAGCTTTAGGATCAAGAGAAACGTTAGTAAATGTTTCTAATACTGATTTAGATTTATTATTATCATTACCTTGTCTAATTACTACCGAGAATACACCTCTTGAAGTATCTGGGTTGACAATTTCCCATCTAATGTTATTGGCTGAACCACTAGGTAATATACCATTAGTACCTTCTGTTGAAGTACTATTCATAATAGTACCTTGAGCAAGAGTTTCTAATACAAAAGCACTTCCGGTTTGTTGGATATTTGAAGCTACTAAAGTAAGAATTAAATCAGTACCACCTGCTGCAGAAGCATCAAAATCTGATTGTGAAGTAAATGTAATAGTATCACCAACTTCATATCCTGAACCAGTTGAAGTTACTGTAACGGTATCAACTGAAGCTGAATCTGATAATACAATTGTAAATACTGCTCCTGTACCATTACCACTTGTAGTACCTGAAATACCTGAGAAAGTACCACCAGCTGAACCAGTGATATCAAGTGAGTTAGTAGTAAATGTTCCAGCTCCAGCTACCAAACCATCATTAGAAGATACTGCTGAAGAAGATGCTGCTGAGAATGAACCTGAAGCAACTCTTGTTACTAATAAAGAAGTACCTCCGTTTTGGAAGTAATTATAAGCTGAGATTGAAGTCAAGAAACTATACTCATCTGAACCACTATCAAATGTACTACCGAATGTGGCTAAGTATTCACTATAGCTAGTTACTAATGTAGGGATATTTACTCTACCTTTAACAGTAGGTCCTACAATAGCAGCACCGGCTTGTACGGGTTGTGAGGTGATTTGAGATTGATCATTTTCTCTTGCTAATACCCCTGGGGAAATTAATGTTTCTGCCATTTTATGTTATTTTTTATGATAAATATATTAAACTCTTTCAAAAGTCTATTTGTTGGGCAAAAACTCGCCAGATTCTAAAGAAATGGTTCCTTCACCATACTTTTCCTCTAACTCTTTAGCTAAAACTAATTCTTGTTGTTGTAAATTTTGTAAGTTAAACTTTAATTGTTCTTTTCTAATTTGAAGATTCATAATTTGAACCTCTGTTTCACCAGTTAAATCAGTAAGATCTTTAAATTGTTGTTTTAATTCTTTTAACTTATTGATTTCTTCTTCGGTTAAAACTTTTTTTTCCATTCGGTTATAAATATTAAATTATTTTTCAAAAATTAAGTATACAGTACAATAAACGATACTTGTGAGTTACTAGTTGTACCAGGTTCTGTAATAACAATATCTCCTGAATTTAATGTAACTTGAAGAGGTTGTCCTGGACTACCAACATAAGTTGCAGTGATAAAACAATCTCGGTTTATTGTTTTTGGTTGTAATTCTCCATTAAATGCAGTTATTGTTACGGTACCACCTGATAGAGTATCTCCACCAGCAATTAATTTTAATGGAGCAGAAGCGGGAGCACCAATATTAGCAATATCTTGATAAATACCACTAACATTAGTTGATGTAGTTGAATTAGCAACCGTCATTGAAGAGGTAACAGCTGATCTAACTAAAGCATTATTGTTAACTCTAAAGTTAGTACCATCCCAACTACCAGTCATCCAACCACTAGAACCACTCATATAAATTGAGTCAGATCCTAAATATAAATCTCTAAATTTCTTTTCAGCATTACCTAAATCGTAAGTATCATTTGCAGCTGGAATAATGTGACCACTTGCTGTAGTTAAACCTAATAGATTACCATTTGCTTTTAAACTACCAGCTATTGTAACAGTACCATCTACATCCGCACCAGCAATATAAGAAGCTGTATCAGCTGCTACAACATTATTTACTACAATGTTAAAAGTTGAAGCATCACCTTTAGTAAATGTAATAGTATCATCTGAAACGGAAGCTGTAGTTAACAATGAACCCGTATCGGTTGAACCACCACCTGAACCTGTATCTACTGTAATGTTAAACGTTGAGGTATCACCTTTAGTAAATGTGATTGTGTTAGAAGATACTGATGCTGTAGTTAATAAAGATCCTGTATCAGCTCCACCAGCGTTAGCAGCATATGAAGCTGTTGAAGCATAAGAAGCAGTTCCTGTTAATACAGTATTACCTAATAATGTAAGTGAACCTGAGATAGTAATATCGTATGCTTCAACACCATTGAAAGCATCTATTGATTGAGTTACGTGCCATGCTTCGACTGTTGACCCGTCTATTATACTAGCTGAAGATAGTGTTTTAGCCATTTAATTTTTGTTATAAATATCAAGAATTTTTTATTCTTTCAATAGCATCAATTATTTTATTAGGATGAATTGTTTTAGTACATTCAAAATGTCTATCTGTTCCTTTATGTTCAGGACACCATTCCCAATCTCCAGCATCTAGTCTTACTTTATTAAAACAACTATTACAAGCTTTAGAGGCATCAGTAAATATCCTTTCACAATCAGTAAATTCACTAAAAGGAGCACTAAATCCTGAGATTAATATGGTTTTACCTCCTAGAGCCCAATTTAACCAGCTTAAACCACTACCAATACCTATAAAAAACTCAGCATTCATCATATCATTTGCTCTATCAGATAAAGGATAATCTCCAGTTTTATCAATTACCCCAGTTAAGGTTCCTCCTAATTTAGAATCATGCCAATTATCTCCTAATTTTTCTTGAGTAATCATTACAACTTTATAACCCTTATTATTTAAATAATCAATAATAGTTTGCCATCCCTTAGGATACATCCAATATTTAGCATGGGATGAACCATGAGGGGCAATCACAACATATTTACCCTCAATTTTAGAACCTGTGTTTAAAAATGATAATCTAGGTTTTATTTCTTGATAATCAACTCCTAAAATATCTGCACTACATTCTTGTAGTCCATACTTTCTAAAATCAGTAGGATTATAGTTAAAATTTATTGTATTATCTTCATTATAATGCCACCCAATACTATACATGGCATATAAATCAGTAGCTGGGGTGCCTGGTTTGATAAATTCAAATTCAGGATATTTGTTTTTAAACCAATTATTATGGAAAGTAGAACAAATTATATGACAATCGTGTTTCTTTTGGAATTCTTTAATATAAGGGAACCAAGCTAAAGTATCTCCAATTGCTGAGGAATCTAAGTGGATATAAATTCTTTTATTTTTAGCATTGTACCTATGTTCATAAATTTCCCCATTCTCTAAATTAGTAATTTTAATAAGGTAATTAATATAATATTTAATAGAAGTTTTAGTCCACATATTATTATTAATAGTGGATTCATGAATTATTTCATTATTATCTTGATTAATGAACTGAACCAAAAATTTACCCTTTTTTTCTCCTAATACTTCAGCAAATGCTCCTTCAATAAAATGACAATTAAAAGACCAACTACCATCTTTAGGTTTAATTTTTAAATTTTTTAGATTATTATATTCTTTGATTAAAACTTCTTTCATAAAAATTGCTTATAAACTTCAATTAACTCAATACTTCTATTATACCAACTTAATTCTTGGGCTGTGTTTAATGCTTGTGATGAATAATCATCATACCTACTCATAATATCGTTATAACCTGTCTCCATCATAAAAATATCACGTGGTGATCTCCAAGCTCCATGAAAATCTGTTTCCATTTCCCAATCAGCTATAATAGGAACCCCACAAGCAGCAGCTTCAACCATTGTTAAATTAGGGTGTCCGGCTTCTAGCATAGTGGGGTGTAAGAAAATTTCATGAGTATGAAATAATTCTCTTACTTCTTCTTGAGTAGGATCAAATAAAATTTCTAATTTAGGATAACTTAAAGTCCATAGATGAGAATTAAAAAAGTTTTTATTATTTTCAGGACCAGCAATTGTAATACTTTTGTTTAATTTAGCAGCAAGTGTTATACCATACTCAAATCCTTTTCTATCAAATCCAGCATTCCCAGCTAACCCATTATTAGCTAACATAAAAAATGTTTTTTCTTTTTTTCTAGAAGGATCAGGATAAAAGAAATCGGTATTTACACCATGTGAAAAATACACACATTTAGGATGATCAAAATAATTTACTAAAAATTTTGCTGGGAGAAGTGTGATTAATGATCCTTTTATAGCTTCAAAATTTTCTTTAAACACATGAGAATTTTTACCATAATGATAGGCATGATGATCATGAAGTTGGTAAATATAAGGAATACCTCTTTTACCTAATTCAATAGCTAAATTAGCTACATGACAATGTACTATATCAAATTCTTCAGGATTAATATGATTTGCCATTTTAATATGAACTTCATGTCCTAATTTAGTTTGGTTTTGGTAAAATTCCCAAATTAATTTTTCAATTGCTCCCCAACTTTTTGGGGGGATGGATAAACCACATCCTGGATCTACATGACAAATTTTCATTATTTAGCGTATATTTCGGGACTATTTTCGTCCATTCCTTTAAATTCTTGTTCTATAATACTAAATCCTGGAAGGTGTTTAGTATAAATTTTTTCTGCTGTTCCTACCTTTAACTGAGCAACATTACATACCCACATATCAAAAGCATCCCATTTAGTGGTTTTAATTTTATCTTGTATATAAGATAACTTATCATTATTAATTAAATAGGATTGAGCTGGGATAAATGGAGTTACGTCTGTGTAAATGTCTTCAATTTTAGGCCCATTTAAATTACGATTATTAAATGGGTTTCCAAATCCAATTATATCTTGATTGTTTTCTCTTGCTAATCTACTAAAACGCTTTAAACTATTATATAATTCACTAAATGGGGAATCAATAATAACATCACCTTCAAAAATTAAAACATAATCATAATCTTTATTATCTTCAGCTAAAATTGCATCTGTATGGGCTTTAAAACATCCATAATGACCTGGGGCTAATTTATAATATCCAGGAACATCTTGAACATCATCTGGTCGATTACAAGTATCTTTTGGAGGTAATTCTTTCCAGATTTTATTAATACGTTGTTCGTATTTAATACCTGTTAATTGACAAAATTCTTCTACATTTTCAACAGAACGAATTTCTTTTTCATTTGTATCTGGTTCTGTAACTAAATGCATTAATTTAATTTTAGGATTTGGGATATCTGTCTTCCATTTAAACAAACCATTTTTAGATAACTTAGTAAAATATTCTTGATTAACGATAAATGTTTTTGTTTCTACATTATTTGAACTATGAATCTCAAATTCAACTCTAATATCACCCTCAAATCTAATTAAATCCCAGAATGAATATTTTTGATTTACATCTAAAATACGATCAATAAATAAATTATCATTCTTATAAACTTTATAGTAAATTGTTCTACTATCTTTACTATTTGAAATATAGAAATATGGAGCAAAATAATTTGGAAGATTAGTTGGTAGAACTGTAAAATATTCTACTCTAGAATAATCTCTATGATCAAAAGATTGTAAAGATAATTTATCAAAATTAGGATCTTTATATAAATTTAAATCTTTAAAAATATGATAAACTACATTTTCTAAACTATTTGAATCTGAATTATATTGGGTTTTTAAAGCATCATAATTAGAAGCATTGTTAATCAAAGGAAGAGTAGAAATTAATTTATTTGGATTAGAAGCAAAGTAATAAGTATACAATCCTAATCCTTCACTCATTTGACATTCTCCAAAATAAAAATCGTAAGTATCTAACTTTAAAGCTGCTTTTTTAATTAATGTATCTTCTTGTAGAACATAATCATAATTAATATAATGACATTTACCATAACCTAATTTACTAGCTAAAGAAGCACCATTATAATAATTAGTATAAACTGTAGGACCATGATATACATCATTACCTTCACCTTGAAGATTTAAATTAACATCATATTGATCACTCCAAAGAGTAAAAGTTGTATAAAAAGTATGTTTAGTTAAAATATTATTTCTATCATAAACACAATAATCAGATGCTTCTTGGAGTACGGGAGGGATAGGAGCATGGGATGTTAAAATTACATCATAGCCCTTATTTTTTATTGATTTTATACAGTCTAATGTTGTATTTGTAATGCTATCTGTTACAGGATACGTGGATATAACAAATGCTTCTTTTTTAGATTTAAACACAGACTTTATTAATTCGCAATTTTTTTCAAAACTATCAAATTCTAAATAATTAATCCCTTTAAATTTATCAAAATAATTAAGATAAACAGGTAAATTATATAATAATTGAGGTATTTGATATGATAATGCTTCACGAATAACTAAAGGCATTGTTTCTTTATCATTAGCTGTACCACGAGAAGTAAATAAGAATAAATCCATCGCCTGATAGAATTTATCTACATCAGTACGTTCATTCCACCAGGTTAAATTATTGGGTTTTTCTTTCATTAAGGGCTCCCAATAAAATTTAAAATTATCTGCTTGGTTTCCTAAACAATGAAATTCATAGTCAGGTAATGCTTTAGCATATTCAAAAAATTCCTTTTGATTTTTACGAGGTGTAAATAAACCAACGTGTAAAATATGTTTTTTATCTGGGTTTAACCCTAATTCTTCTAGTGCTTTAGTTCTATCTGGGCGATCAACATATTCAATAGGATATTCAACTAATATTTGGGGAATATCTACATCTTTATATTGGTTAATTTGCCATTGTGAGACGAACATAAATTTATCTGGGAAGAATATTTTTTGAGAAGTATCAAATGATGAATCGTGTGAAGTTTCTACAATAAAATAATCACGATTAGGATTATATAATTTTTGAGCAACATCAGCATCCATAAAGAATTCCGGAATTTCCTCTAAATGAACAATATCCGGTTTTACTTTATCAATAATATCTAATAATTCAAATTTGTTTTCTTCTAAAGTATAAAATTTATCAGAATCGATTAGATTTACAAGTTTATTTCTTGTAACTACTAAAACACCTCCAGTACAATCCACCCATTCAACAAGATAAATTTCAAAATCTTGTTTAAGTAATTCTACTTTTTTAACTAAATATTGAGGTAAACCTCCTGTTGATAAATGTGGGGCTACATAAAGCAGTTTTTTCATATAACTCAATTAAGTTTTTATAATATAACATTTATTTTTTAGTAAACCAAGTTAAGGTTCAACCCAAATAAAATCTCCTTCACTAAGAGTACTTGTAATATCCCCCCAATCTATAGTAATATAATCTTCATTTAAATTAATTACTAATAACTCAAATCCGGTTAAATTCCCATCTATATATTGTTGAATATGAGAACCATTATACCCCCAAATATCACTATCATCTTCTTCAAAATGAATTTTATACCCGTTATTTAAATTTGTTAAAACTCCCATAATTAAAGTCCGTAATAAGCCTTTGTATTATCTTTTAAGGTTTGTAATGTAGCTGAGGGTTGTGATTGATTAAACACATACCAACCACCAAAAATACCATCGAACCATCTATTACCATTTGCTCCTCCTCCTACCATCCAGGTCACATCATCATAAAATAAGTTACCCCCTGTACCTGAAATAAAAGTAGCTCCTGATTGCCACCCATTAGGTACGTTCCAAACATAGAAATAATTATTTGTAGAGTTTATAGTAGTACTATTATAAACACCTTGCCATACAATAAAGTTCCATTCATTTTGAGCTACGGTTCCTGATGATTCGAATGTACGTCTATCTGAAGAAGCAGTCCCGGTTCCATCTCCTTTAATACATCTCATTTTAAATGCAGTTGTAATATCTAACCTATAACCTTTAAATGCTGGAATTGCATAAGTTTCTAAATTATTTCCTACAACTGTAGTTTGACCTGATGCATTATCTCTAGGATGAATCCAACCACACATTACCATAACCCCAGAAGCACCTTGTTTATAAGCTTGACCTGAAGAAACTCCATCAAAAAACCCATAATTATTAGATCTACCACTACTACCTGGGTAATCCCAAGTACCAGATGGGAAGCCTGGGCTTCCATTAATATTATTATAAGCAATACCTGCTCCATCTACGCCAAAAAAGCTAGGATTTAAATCATTATACGTTTCATAATCACCCCAAACAGGAGGGGAAAATCGAAATTTCATAGCGTCATGATCATAACTTTTCCAATAACTCATTTTAACCATAGTGCCAGGACCCCCAGCAACAGCAAATGAGGCAGTACCTGAGTAATCATTATGGCCATATTGGCATTGACCTAAGGAGTAACCATTACTAGCGACACCTTTGCCCATTTCATTATAAAGGCCATTAGTTAAAACGCTTCCTCTTAAATATAAATTAGTTGTACTTAAAGGCATTACTTGTTATTTACTTTATTATCTAACTCTTTAATAGCTTCAATTAATAATGCTACTAATTTTTCGTATTTAACAGCTTTGTATCCATTATCTCTAGTTTGTACTAATTCAGGTAATACTTTTTCAATTTCTTGAGCGATTACCCCAATGTCGTGTCCTTCGTATGAAGATTGTTTATCATTCCAATCAAACTCGTAACCATTAATTTGATTAACTTTTTCTAATGAGTTTGTAATTGGAGTTACATTATCTTTTAATCTAGCATCTGAAGAATAGAACGCGATAACATCACCTGTTGCTCTAATTTCACCACTAACTGTTATTACGTTAGTAGTATTATTAACTGTAATAAAGTCAACTGATGATACTTGGGTTGCTGAATCAGTTTTAACTAGGTAATCTGGGTGATCTACAAACGCACCACCACTAATACCACTAGTACCATTAATACTTGTACCTGAAGTACCTGGGACACCGGATGTTCCTGAAGTACCATTAACACCTGAGGTACCTGCTGCTCCATTTTTACCTGAAGTACCTGAAGCACCATTTGTACCTGAAGTACCGTTTTTACCTGAAGTACCTGCAGCACCATTTACACCTGAAGTTCCTGAAGCACCGTTTGTACCTGAAGTACCATTTTTACCTGAAGTACCTGAACCTCCGTTTTTACCTGCTGTACCACCTGAACCGTTAGTACCTGAAGTACCTGATTTACCTGAAGTACCTGAACCACCAGCTATACCTGAAGTACCTGAACCTCCGTCTGTACCTGAACTACCTGATGAACCAGAAGTACCTGAAACACCACTTTGAGCATTTACCCCAGAAGTACCTCCTGAACCATTTGTACCTGAAGTACCTGATTTACCTGAAGTACCTCCTGCACCATTTTTACCTGCTGTACCACCTGATCCATTTGTACCTGAAGTACTAGCTACTCCTGAAGTACCTCCTGCACCGTTTTTACCTGATGTACCACCTGAACCATTTGTACCAGAAGTTCCTGATTTGCCTGAAGTACCCGCAACCCCATCTTTACCTGAAGAACCGGCTGAACCGTTAGTACCTGAAGTACCTGATTTACCTGAAGTACCTCCAGCTCCGTTTTTACCAGCAGTACCACCTGAACCGTTTGTACCTGAAGTTGAACTTACACCTGAAGTACCTCCTGCACCATTTTTACCTGATGTACCACCTGAACCGTTAGTACCTGAGGTACCTGATTCTGCTGAACCTCCACTTGCTCCTGTAATACCTGATGTACCACCTGAACCGTTAGTACCTGAAGTGCCTGATTTACCTGAAGTACCTCCAGCTCCGTTTTTACCTCCTGTACCAGCTGAACCGTTAGTACCTGAAGTAGAAGCAACACCTGAAGTACCTGCAGCACCATTTTTACCTGAAGAACCGGCTGAACCGTTTGTACCTGAAGTACTAGCTACTCCTGAAGTACCAGCAGCGCCATTTTTACCTGATGTACCACCTGAACCGTTAGTACCTGAAGTGCCTGATTTACCTGAAGTACCTGCAGCTCCATTTACACCTGAAGTACCTGATGAACCATTTGTACCTGATACGGCTGATTTACCTGAAGTACCTGCAGCTCCATTTACACCTGAAGTACCATTTGAACCTTTTGTTCCTGAAGTAGCAGATTTACCTGAAGTACCTGAACCTCCGTCTGTACCACTTGTACCAGAAGAACCTGATGTACCTGAAACACCACTTTGAGCATTTGCCCCAGAAGTACCTCCTGAACCGTTAGTACCTGAAGTACCTGATTTACCTGAAGTACCACCGGCTCCGTTTTTACCTGATGTACCACCTGATCCATTTGTACCTGAAGTACTAGCTACTCCTGAAGTACCACCTGCACCATTTTTACCAGAAGTACCTCCTGAACCGTTAGTACCTGAGGTACCTGATTTACCTGAAGTACCGTTTGCTCCATTTACACCTGAGGTACCTGATGAACCATTTGTACCTGATGTTTTGCTTTCTCCTGATAAACCAGCAGCCCCATCTACACCACTTGTACCTGAAGTACCTGATGAACCTGAAGTACCTGATACAGCTGCTACACCTGAAGTACCTGCTACTCCGTTTTTACCAGAAGTACCTGATGAACCATTTGTACCTGAGGTACTAGCTACTCCTGAAGTACCTCCTGCACCGTTTTTACCTGATGTACCACCTGAACCGTTTGTACCTGAAGTAGAAGACTTACCAGAAGTACCTGCAGCTCCATTTACACCTGAAGTACCATTTGAACCTTTTGTACCTGAAGTAGCAGATTTACCTGAAGTACCTGAACCTCCATCAGTACCTGAAGTACCTGATGAACCGCTAGTTCCTGAAACAGCACTTTGAGCGTTTGAACCTGTGCTACCATTTGTACCTGTAGAACCTGAAGTACCACTTGTGCCAGCTTTACCTGAAGTGCCACCGGCTCCGTTTTTACCTGAAGTACCTGCAGAACCGTTTGTACCTGAAGTTGAACTTACACCTGAAGTACCTCCAGCACCATTTTTACCTCCTGTACCTGATGAACCTTGAGTACCTGAAGTGCTAGCTACTCCTGAAGTACCTGCTACTCCGTCTTTACCAGCAGTACCTGATGTACCATTTGTACCTGAAGTGGAAGATTTACCTGAAGTTCCTGCAGCTCCATTTACACCTGAGGTACCATTTGAACCTTTTGTTCCTGAAGTTGCGCTTACACCTGAAGTACCACTACCACCATCTGTACCACTTGTACCTGAACTACCTGAGGTACCACTTACTGCACTTTGTGCATTGGAGCCTGTTGAACCGTTAGTACCTGTTGAACCACTTGTTCCTGAAGTACCTGATTTACCACTTGTACCTCCAGCTCCATTTTTACCAGCAGTACCTCCTGAACCGTTAGTACCTGAAGTTGAACTTACACCTGAAGTACCTGCAACTCCATTTTTACCCGAGGTACCTGATGAACCTTGAGTGCCTGAAGTAGAGCTTACACCTGAAGTTCCTGCAGCTCCATTTATACCGGAAGTACCATTTGTACCTGATGATCCTGATGAACCTGAGGTTTTACTTAAACCGGATTCTCCAGCTAAACCATCAACTCCAGAAGTACCGCTTGTACCTGAGCTACCAGATGTACCTGAAGTACTAGCTACTCCTGAAGTTCCAGCATTTCCATTTTTACCTGAAGTACCTGCTGAACCATTTGTACCTGAAGTGGAAGATTTACCTGAAGTACCTCCAGCACCATTTTTACCTCCTGTACCTGATGAACCTTGAGTACCTGAAGTGCTAGATTTACCTGATGTGCCACCTGCTCCATCGGTACCACTTGTACCTGATGAACCGCTAGTTCCTGAAACTGCGCTTTGAGCATTTGAACCTGTACTACCATTTGTACCAGTTGATCCACTAGTACCTGAAGTACCTGCTTTACCTGAGGTACCACCTGCTCCATTTTTACCTCCAGTTCCTGTAGAACCGTTTGTACCTGAGGTTGAACTAACTCCTGAGGTACCTGCGATTCCATTTACACCTGAGGAACCTGCTGAACCATTTGTACCAGAAGTTCCTGATTTGCCTGAAGTACCGTTTGCTCCATTTTTACCTGATGTACCTCCTGAACCGTTTGTACCTGAGGTACCTGATTTACCACTTGTACCCGCTGCACCATCTTTACCATTAGTACCTGTGGAGCCATTTGTTCCTGAAGTGCTAGATTTACCTGATGTGCCACCTGCTCCATCGGTACCTGAAGTACCTGATGAACCTGAAGTACCTGATACGGCACTTTGGGCATTAGATCCAGTACTACCATTTGTACCAGTTGAACCTGAAGTACCACTTGTACCGGATTTACCACTTGTACCACCTGCTCCATTTTTACCAGCAGTACCTCCTGAACCATTTGTACCTGAAGTTGAACTAACTCCTGAAGTACCTGCGATTCCATTTACACCTGAGGAACCTGCTGAACCATTAGTTCCTGAAGTACCTGATTTACCTGAAGTACCATGTACACCGTCTTTACCAGATGTACCAGTTGAACCGTTTGTACCTGAGGTACCTGATTTACCTGAAGTTCCAGCCGCACCATTTTTACCACTAGTTCCTGCTGAACCATTAGTTCCTGAGGTTGAGCTAACTCCTGAAGTACCACCAGCTCCATCGGTACCACTTGTACCTGATGAACCACTAGTTCCTGAAACTGCACTTTGAGCATTTGAGCCGGTTGAACCGTTTGTACCAGTTGATCCACTAGTACCTGAAGTACCTGCTTTTCCAGAAGTACCTTCAACTCCATCTTTACCAGATGTTCCTGATGAACCTTGAGTGCCTGAAGTACTAGATTTACCAGAAGTACCCGCAACCCCATCTTTACCTGAAGAACCGGCTGAACCGTTAGTACCTGAAGTACCTGATTTACCTGAAGTACCGTTTGCTCCATCTTTACCAGATGTACCTGCTGAACCATTAGTGCCTGAGGTACCTGATTTACCACTTGTACCCCCAGCACCATTTTTACCATTAGTACCCGCTGAACCGTTTGTACCTGAAGTTGAACTTAAACCTGAAGTACCACCTCCTCCATCAGTACCTGAAGTACCTGATGAACCACTAGTTCCTGAAACTGCGCTTTGAGCGTTTGATCCAGTTGAACCATTAGTACCAGTTGAACCTGAAGTACCTGAAGTACCGGCTTTTCCAGAAGTACCTCCAGCACCATTTTTACCTGAAGTTCCTGCTGAACCCTGAGTACCTGAAGTTGAACTCACTCCTGAAGTACCTGCAATTCCATTTACACCTGAAGAACCGGCTGAACCGTTTGTTCCTGATGTACTACTATTTCCTGAAGTACCTGCAGCGCCATTTTTACCATTAGTACCTGCTGAACCATTAGTTCCGCTTGTACCAGCTTGACCTGAAGTACCATTATTTCCATTTTTACCTGAGGTACCTGATGAACCTTGAGTACCAGAGGTTGAACTTAAACCTGAAGTACCACCACCTCCATCAGTACCTGAAGTACCTGAGCTACCTGAAGTACCTGATATGGCACTTTGGGCATTTGATCCAGTTGAACCATTTGTACCAGTTGACCCACTGGTACCTGAAGTACCGGCTTTACCAGAAGTTCCTGCAGCACCATTTTTACCTGAAGTACCTCCTGAACCCTGAGTACCCGAAGTGCTTGATACACCTGAGGTACCAGCTATACCATTTACACCTGAGGAACCGGCTGAACCATTTGTTCCACTAGTACCTGATTTGCCTGAAGTACCTGCAGCTCCATCTTTACCAGATGTACCAGCTGAACCATTTGTACCTGAAGTAGAAGCAACACCTGAAGTACCTGCAGCACCATTTTTACCTGAAGTACCTGATGAACCTTGAGTACCTGAAGTGCTTGATTTACCAGAAGTACCACCAGCCCCGTCAGTACCTGAAGTACCTGAAGATCCACTAGTACCTGATACGGCACTTTGGGCAGAATCACCTGCTGAACCTGCTGTACCTGTTGATCCACTTGTTCCTGAAGTACCTGCTTTACCTGAAGTACCTCCTGCACCGTTTTTACCACTAGTACCTGCTGAACCATTAGTTCCTGAAGTGCTTGATACACCTGAAGTACCACCCGCTCCATCAGTACCTGATGAACCTGAACTACCTGAAGTACCACTTACGGCACTTTGAGCTGAAGCACCTGCTGAACCAGCAGTACCACTTGAACCTGAAGATCCTGAGGTACCACTTGAACCTGATGTTCCGGCTGTGCCTGAAGTACCTGAAGAACCTGAACTACCTGAAGTTCCACTAGAACCTGAAGTTTTACTTGTTCCAGATGTACCTGCTGTACCAGTAGAACCTGATGTACCTGAAGTAGCAGACTTACCAGAAGTACCCGCAACCCCATCTTTACCTGAAGAACCGGCTGAACCGTTAGTACCAGAAGTTGAACTAACTCCTGAAGTACCACCTGCTCCGTCAGTACCTGAAGTACCTGAAGATCCACTAGTACCTGATACGGCACTTTGGGCAGAATCACCTGCTGAACCTGCTGTACCAGTAGAACCACTAGTACCTGAGGTACCGCTATTTCCTGAAGTACCTCCATTTCCATCTGTACCTGCTGAACCTGCAGAACCTGATGTACCTGAAGTACCTGAACCACCATCTGTACCGGAAGTACCTGAACTTCCTGAAGTACCTGAGACTGCACTTTGTGCATTTGCACCGGTTGAACCGTTTGTACCAGTTGAACCAGCAGTACCTGAAGTACCTGATTGACCACTTGTGCCTCCTACTCCGTTTTTACCTGAAGTACCTGCTGAACCTTGAGTACCTGAAGTTGAACTAACTCCTGAAGTACCACCCGCTCCATCAGTACCTGATGAACCTGAACTACCTGAAGTACCACTTACGGCACTTTGAGCTGAAGCACCTGCTGAACCAGCTGTACCTGAAGAACCTGAGGAACCTGAAGTACCTGATGAACCTGAAGTACCAGATGAACCTGAAGTTCCTGCTGAACCTGCTGTACCTGAGCTGCCTGAAGAACCTGCTGTACCTGAGCTGCCTGAAGAACCTGAAGTACCGCTTGAACCTGATGAACTACTATCTCCTGAGGTACCATTAGTTCCTGAAGAACCTGCTGTACCTGAAGTTGAACTAACTCCTGAAGTACCACCTGCCCCATCAGTACCTGATGTACCTGAGCTACCTGAAGTACCTGATACGGCACTTTGAGCGGAATCACCTGCTGAACCGTTTGTACCCGTAGAACCAGATGTACCTGAAGTGCCTGATTGACCACTTGTACCTCCTACTCCATTTTTACCTGAAGTACCAGCTGAACCATTTGTACCTGAAGTGCTTGATACACCTGAAGTACCTCCAGCACCGTCTGTACCTGAACTACCAGATGAACCACTAGTTCCTGAAATAGCACTTTGAGCAGAAGCACCTGCTGAACCAGCTGTACCTGAAGAACCTGAGGAACCTGAAGTACCTGATGAACCAGAAGAACCTGATGTTCCGCTTGAACCTGATGTACCTGAAGAACCTGATGAACCCGCAGTGCCTGAACTACCGGAAGAACCTGAAGTACCACTTGAACCTGATGAACTACTATCTCCTGAGGTACCATTAGTTCCTGAAGAACCTGCTGTACCTGAGGTTGAACTTATACCAGAAGTACCTGAATCTCCATCAGTTCCGGATGAACCTGAAGAACCACTAGTACCACTTACTGCGCTTTGAGCGTTTGAACCTGTTGAACCATTTGTACCAGTTGAACCACTAGTACCTGATGTACCAGCTTGTCCACTTGTACCCCCAGCACCATCTGTACCAGCAGAACCTGAGGAACCTGCTGTACCTGAAGTACTAGCTACTCCTGAAGTACCGCCAGCACCGTCAGTACCTGAAGTACCTGAACTACCTGATGTACCACTTACAGCACTTTGAGCATTATCTCCTGCTGAACCAGCTGTACCAGTAGAACCACTAGTACCTGATGTACCACTATTTCCTGAAGTACCCCCATCACCGTCTGTACCAGCAGAACCTGCTGAACCTGATGTACCTGAAGTACCTGAATCTCCGTCGGTACCTGAAGTACCTGAGGAACCTGAAGTACCTGATACTGCACTTTGAGCAGAATCACCAGCGCTACCTGCAGTACCAGTACTACCTGAGGTACCAGCAGTACCTGAAGTACCACTAGAACCTGAACTACCTGAAGCACCTGAAGTACCACTACCTCCATCAGTTCCTGAAGAACCTGAGGAACCTGAAGTACCACTTACTGCGCTTTGAGCTGAGTCACCAGCTGAACCTGCTGTACCTGAAGAACCTGATGTACCAGCAGTACCTGAAGTACCACTAGAACCTGAACTACCTGATGTTCCTGATGAACCTGAATCACCATCAGTACCTGAACTACCAGAAGAACCAGAAGTACCTGAAACAGCACTTTGTGCAGAGTCACCGGCACTACCAGCTGTACCAGAACTACCTGAAGTACCTGATGTACCAGCTTGACCTGATGTACCATTATCTCCATCAGTACCAGCAGAACCTGCTGAACCTGAAGTACCTGAAGTACCTGAATCTCCGTCGGTACCTGAAGTACCTGAGGAACCTGAAGTACCTGATACTGCACTTTGGGCTGAATCACCTGCACTACCTGCTGTACCTGAAGATCCAGATGTACCAGCAGTACCTGAAGTACCACTAGAACCTGAACTACCTGAAGCACCTGAAGTACCACTATCTCCGTCTGTACCTGAACTACCAGAAGAACCTGAAGTACCTGATACTGCACTTTGGGCTGAATCACCTGCACTACCTGCTGTACCTGAGCTACCTGAAGTTCCAGCTGTACCTGAGGTACCACTTGAACCAGATGAACCTGAAGTACCTGATGAACCTGAACCACCATCCGTACCTGAAGAACCTGAACTACCTGAAGTACCACTTACAGCACTTTGAGCATTATCTCCTGTTGAACCATTTGTACCAGTAGAACCTGATGTACCACTTGTACCTGAATTTCCTGAGGTACCTCCATTTCCATCTGTACCTGCTGAACCTGCAGAACCTGAAGTACCTGAAGTACCTGAACCTCCGTCGGTACCTGAAGTACCTGATGAACCACTAGTACCTGATACGGCACTTTGAGCAGAGTCACCAGCGCTACCTGCAGTACCTGTTGAACCACTAGTACCTGCAGTACCTGAAGTACCACTAGAACCAGATGAACCTGAAGCACCTGAAGTACCACTACCTCCATCTGTACCAGATGAACCTGAACTTCCTGAAGTACCTGAAACAGCACTTTGAGCTGAATCACCTGCTGAACCAGCTGTACCTGAGCTACCTGAAGTTCCAGCTGTACCTGAGGTACCACTTGAACCAGATGAACCTGAAGTACCTGAACTACCTGAACCTCCATCGGTACCTGAGGTACCAGATGAACCACTAGTACCACTTATAGCACTTTGGGCATTATCTCCTGTTGAACCATTTGTACCTGTTGAACCACTAGTACCTGATGTACCAGCTTGACCTGATGTACCATTATCTCCATCAGTACCAGCAGAACCTGCTGAACCTGATGTACCTGAAGTACCACTACCTCCATCAGTTCCTGAAGAACCTGAAGAACCAGAAGTACCTGAAATTGCACTTTGAGCAGAATCACCAGCACTACCTGCAGTACCAGTACTACCTGAGGTACCAGCAGTACCTGAAGTACCTGATGAGCCTGAGCTTCCCGAAGCACCTGAAGTGCCACTATCTCCATCTGTACCAGATGAACCAGATGAACCTGAAGTTCCTGAAACAGCACTTTGTGCTGAATCACCTGCTGAACCTGCTGTACCTGAGCTACCAGAAGTACCTGCGGTGCCTGAAGTTCCTGAAGAACCAGAACTACCTGAGGTGCCTGATGAGCCTGATCCTCCATCGGTACCTGAACTACCGGATGAACCTGAAGTACCACTTACAGCACTTTGTGCTGAGTCACCAGCACTACCTGCTGTACCAGAAGAACCTGAGGTACCTGCTGTACCTGAAGTGCCTGA